ATGGACATAAGAACACTAAAAGGTGGTCAAGAGTATTTATTTCGTCTGAGGATTGTATTCTAATGACTTTAGTAAATGCAAGAGCAGCTATAGAGACAGCTATACAAGATGCTGTTGGAGACTCCGATCCAACTGTAACTGTAGTTTTTGATAATACTCCATTTACAACACCAGGAAAAAACAAAAAATATGTAATGGTAAATATAAATTTTAATCAGGCTACTGCACAACCACAAGGAGCAGCCCAAACGTATTATCAAGGTTCAGTTAGATGCGGTGTAATGACACCTTCACATAAAGGATCTGCTGTTGCGTCTGCCGTATCGGAAATAGTTATAACAGGACTAACTTCTATTAATACATCTACTTATGTAGATACATTTTCGTGTAGTCCTAGGGTTACACAAATCGTAGGACCGACAGCAGTAACTACAGAGGGTGATAGCCACTTTCTTAGTGTTGTAAGTTGCAATTTTAGTGCCAATGGGTAAAAAACGTAGACCTATTACACAATTACCAGATGACTTAAGGGAGATAGCTGAAGCTGCTAGGTCAAAAGCAGCAGCAAGAATAGTTTATGGACTTCAAAGTGATGGTCCGTGGTGGTCAGGTCATTTTGGAAAAAGCTGGAAAGTATCTACAAGTCCTGTAAAACCAACACAAGATAAAAAAAGAGAACGTAAAGATCAGCAACTACCTAGTCAATTTAATGACAGAGAAAATAATAACGAAGTGCAATGTTCTCCTCCAAGTAGTAAAGCACAGAGAACAACAGGTGGTGCAGGAGAAGCACCTATGACATGGTTTATGGATACAGTTGAGTACCCAGGAAAAATGGGTAGAGTACCAGGCTTACCTGAAATTCCACCTATAGGTTTAAATAGTCACATTTACATAGGAAACGAAGCTAAATATGCTGGTTTTGCGGTAAACAGACCTAATGCTACGATGCCCGATGCCCAAGGAAATCCAGTAACGTATGAGCAGCATGGAAAAAGGCATCAGTTAACTTCTAGAGATCGCAACCCAAACTGGTATAAGGTGTACACAGAACATAATGCGTTTCTTAAGACTGATATAACTAAAGGTTTTTTCTCTGCTGGTTTTAAGCCAGATAAACAATCTTAAGGTATATTAGAGTAGTACAAAAAATTAACTTATGGCTGACAAACGAGCTATTGATAAGCTAAAAGAAGCATTTTGTATCGACAACCGTAGTCGTTACATTATTAAAAAAGAAGATGTAATAATCTTAGAGATATATTGGAAACCTTTAACTATTGCAGATAGAGAATCAATATATAAAACACTTGCTGGAATGAACAAAGCTAATGACACTGAAAGTTTAGAGTATGCTTTGCAAGTAATAATGAATAAAGCAGAAGATGGAAACGGTAATAAGTTATTTAGTGAAGGAGATCGTGCTTCATTAAGAAGGGAAATACCCTTAACCGTTCTTACTGATTTGATGTTAAAAATGCAAGGAGTAGAGGAGGGGGTAGATACCGTAAACTCTAAAAGTACACCTTGACGAGGATAACAATTTATTTTTACAGTTTTTCTTATGTGAAAAGTTAGGTTATACTCTGCAAGATTTTAGAAATAAGGTAACTTATGAGGAATTGATATATTGGAGTTCATATTTACAGTTAAAAAGTGAGCGAGAAAAGGCAGAATATGACAGAATAGGAAAAGAATCCAAACTTAAACGACACAATTAGATGGCTGATGCTATTTATGAAGTTAATATCAAGCTAGATGCCCAACAGTTTGAGCAAGAACTTAACCAGTTAAAGGGTAAGTTAAAAAAGTTTGAAAAAGAAGCTAAAGAGAGAAATAAGAAGGACCCTATATTTAAAAGAGGTAGAGAGTTAACAGTATTAAAATCTATTGAAAGCACAAGAAATAAATTAAATGAATTAGATAGGTTTGGATTACAAACAGCAGAAAGAAGAAATAAATTAGATAAAGCGGAACAGTTAGCTAAAGCTGGAAAATTTAGGACTGCAAAAAATTTAGTAAACGAAGCACAGTTATTAAATTTACAAGATGCTGAAAACTTACGTTTAGCAAAAGAAAGAGTTGCAGAAGAAAAAAGATTAGCTAGGGAAAAAGAAAAGCAACAAAAATTAAATATGCGTAGAGGGGGAAGAATTATTCAAAGTGCTGCTATTGGTGGTGGTTTTCCTTTGTTGTTTGGAGGTGGAATAGGACAAGCCATACCAGGTGCTATTGGTGGTGCGTTAGGTGAAGCAGCAAGTCCTGGTGGTGGTTTTGCTGGTTCTATTGCAGCTACAGCGTTAACTGCTGAATTAACAAAAATTGGACAGGCATCTATTGAAACAGCAAAAAAAATGGGAACGCTAAATGGAAAACTTGCACTTGCACGAGAAAGATTCTTATTTACTTCAGATGAAACTGAAGAGTTAGCTCGTCAATTAGAAAGGCAAGGAAAAGTACAAGAATTAAATAATTTACTTTCCAAAGAGTATCAACAAATAATTGGAAATAAGGGAGTAGAAAATTTAAACAAATTAAATGAAGTGTCAAGTGAATTTAGTAGACTTATGGGTATATTAAAAACCAATTTTGATGCGTTTATTGCTGGTCCTTTAACTAAATTATTAAAGTTTTTAAATAATGTACTTGGACAAGATGTAACTAGCACTCAATTTAATAATTTAAGAAACAATTTAACTGGTACAGAACGAGAAAATTTTGAAGCAAGATTAAAAGAATTAAGAAAGGAAGCTGGAGGAGGAAGAACAGGAGGTGTAATTAGTGATAGCATGCGAAGAACAATGATGGATGAGTTTGGTGTAAAACCGCTTGCAGATATACAATTAAACAATAATAAATTATTTAAAGACCAGACTAACTTAGGTAAAGATCGTTTAGCAGATTTAGATGCAGAGATCGAAAAAGCTACAAAAAAGAATGAGATGTCAGAAAAACAGTTTGAGACTGAAATGAGAATACAAGAAATAATGAAAGGTACTGTAGGTGTAACTAAGGATCAAATAAGAGAAAAATTAGATCAATTAAATGTTTTAGCTGAAGAGCAAGAAGAAATACAAAAGATAAAAAACTTGTATGACAGTATTGCCAGCAGCATAGAAACAGGAATAGTTGATGCTTTGCAAGGTGCAATAGATGGAACTAAAACTTTAGGTGAGGTAGCAAGCAGTGTATTTGCACAAATTCAAAGATCCCTTCTACAGTTCGGTGTTAACTCTTTACTAGGGGCTATTGGTATTCCTGGATTTGCAAATGGTGGCAGACCACCTGTAGGTAGAGCTTCAATCGTAGGGGAAAGAGGACCAGAATTGTTTGTACCTGACAAAGCAGGAACTATAATTCCAAACAATCAGTTAGGAGGTTCTACAAATGTTGTAGTAAATGTAGATGCTTCTGGTTCTAATGTAGAAGGTGATGAAGATAGGGGTAGAGAACTTGGTCGTCTTATATCTGTCGCAGTACAATCTGAATTAGTACAACAAAAAAGACCTGGAGGTTTACTTGCATAATGGCTACTTTTCCTTCAATAGCACCAACTTACGGAGTACAAAAAAGATCCGCACCAAATACTAGAACAGTAAGATTTGCTGATGGCTATGAACACAGGATATTATTTGGATTGCCAGAACATCAAAATCCTAAAATTTATAGTCTTACTTTTGAAGTATCGGAAACAGATGCAGATACTATAGAAACATTTTTAGATGCAAGAGCAAATGATACCGCTAGCTTTGATTTTACTCCTCCAGGTGAGTCTAGTTCCTCTAAGTTTGTATGCGAAGGCTGGAATAAATCTATTCCTTATTTAAATAGAGCAAGAGTACAAGCTACATTTAGAGAGGTATTTGAACCATGAGTGCTGCTACTGTTTGGAGTGCCAGTGCCAGCTTATCTTTAAATACAATAGTTTCTCCTACAAATCCAGTAACAGGTTTATTTTTTAGAGTTACACAGGCAGGAACAACTGGCAGTAGTGAACCTTCTTGGGTAAGAACAATAGGAGAAACGGTTTATGACAACAATGTTAGATATGTAGCATTTAGTAGCATCTTTGCAGATATATCTAAGTTAAATCCTAATTCAGTGATTGAATTATTTACACTTGAATTAAATGATAATTTTCATGGTGAAGTTAGTACTCAGCGATTTCACTCAGGAACAAATCTTAATGGTAATGGCGATATAGTATGGGCAGGTGATAGTTATACAAGATTTCCAGTAGAAGCTAGTGGTTTTGCATATCAACGTGGTCAAATACCGAGACCTAAAATTATTGTTAGTAATGCTCTTGGCACAATATCAGAAATACTAAACAGAATAAACATAAGAGCAGGTAAAGCTGGAAATGATTTAACGGGTGCAGTATTTACTCGAATTACAACAATGGCACAATTTATTGATGCTGCAAATTTTAGTGGAGGTAGTAATCCATTCGGAACACCAGATCCTAACGCTGAATTTGAAAGACAAATATACATTGTGGACCGTAAAGCAACAGAAAATAGAGAAATAGTAGAGTTTGAGTTAGCAGCAGTTTCAGATTTAGCTGGTGTAAGATTACCAAAAAGACAATGTACTAGAGAACTATTTCCTGCCATTGGTACGTTTGTTGAATGAGTTGGCAAGATGACGCATTGGTTCATGCGAAAGACCAAAATCCTAAAGAATCGGTAGGTTTATTACTTAATATTCGAGGAAAACAAAAATATTTTCCTTGTCGTAATATTTCTATGACAGATTATCAATGCTTTATTCTCGATCCAGAAGATTATGTAAAGGCAGATAACTTGGGAGAGATAACTGCTGTAATTCATAGTCATCCAATGGCTTCTCCAGAACCTAGTCAGGCAGATAAAATTAGTTGTGAAAAAAGTAACTTACCTTGGTATATTGTGAGTCCTCAAACAGGACAGTGGAAATACTTAGAGCCTACAGGATATAAAGCACCATTATTAGGTAGAGAATGGATATGGGGTGTTACTGACTGTTGGAGTTTAGTAGTTGATTGGTATAAAGAAGAGAAAGGAATTAAATTAAAAGATTATGAAAGAAACATGACTCCAGATGAGTTTTTATTTGATCCATTATTTGAAAGTTATGCGTGGCGAACAGGGTTTAGAGAACTAAGACCAGACGAGCCACTAGAAAAGGGAGATGTTTTATTAATGTCTATAATGCACCCAACTTTAAATCATGTGGCGATTTTCTTAGGAGATATGGTTTTACACCATTTAGCAGATAGACTATCTTGTAGAGAACCTTACTCTGAATGGTTGTTAAAATGTACTGGTAAGAGGTATCGTTATGCTCAAAAAAGTTAGACTCTATGGTGATTTAGCTGACTTTGTAGGTCATAAAGAGTTAGATGCTGTAATAAACACCACTGCTGATGCCGTTAGATTTTTAATTACTAATTTTGAAGGATTAGAAGCACACATGAATGATAGACATTATAAAGTTATTGCTAACAAGTATGAATTATCTGAAGATGATATACACAATCCTGTAGGAAGTAATGGTGTAAGTATAGTTCCTGTTATTAGTGGTGCAGGTGGTAATACAGGAAAAATACTATTAGGAGCAATGTTAATTGGAGGTGCTTTTGCTTTTGGTGGTTTAACTTTTGCTGGAGGTTTTGGAAAATCTCTTGCAGCAGCAGGTGGTTTTACTAAAGCTGCATTTGGAGTAGGTTCTGCTTTGGTTTTAAGTGGAGTTTCTGATATGCTATTTCCTTTGCCAGATATGCCCGATTTTTCTAACGAAGAAGATCCTAGAATATCATTTAGTTTTTCTGGAGTACAAAACACATCACGGGCTGGAACCAGCATACCTTTATGTTACGGAGAAATCGTAACTGGATCGGTAGTAATATCTGCTGGTATAGACACGAACCAAATAGTAGCGGAGTAACTGATGTCAAAAATTATTAGAGGAGCTAAAGGCCCAAAAAAACCTAGAGATCCAATCAGAGCAGAAGATACCTTAAACAGTAAGGAGTTTGCAACGGTACAGGATTTATTATCAGAAGGTGAAATTGAAGGGTTTGCTACTCCATCTAAAAGAAGTATTGCAAGAAATAATGCTAACTATAATAACGCTTGTCTAGCAGATATATTTTTAAATGATACATCAATATTAAATGTCTCTCCTGATTTAACAGATGCAGAATTTGTAACTAAATTAGGCAGTTTACAAGATACCGATTTTAGTTATCAGGATGTAACTTTTGTTCCTAAGTTTGGAGAGGACAATCAGACTGCTGTAAATAATGTTAGTAATGAAATACTTACAAAACAAACAACTTCAAGACCTCCAAGTTCAGTTAATGCTGTTACAACATCCAGCCCTGTAGATAGTCCTAATTTAAATACAGGCAAAGATGCAGTAGAGGTTACAGTTACTTTTGCAGCACTGCAAAAATTTGAAACTAATGGAGATATTTTAGGAACGGAAGTTAATTTAAAAATTTCATTACAAACAAACAATGGTTCTTTCGCAGAGAAAATTAATGAAACAATAAAAGGAAGAAGTGCTGATGCTTACGGAAGAGAATATCGAATACCCCTACCTGCTAATTACACGCAAGCAAAAATAAGAGTTGAACGAGTTACTGCCGACAGTAATCCAGATAATATTCAAGATACTTTTACAGTTACAAGAATTGAAGAGATATTAGATGACGCACAAACTTATCCAAACTGTGCCTATTCAACATTAAGAATTAGTTCTGAACAATTTAGTTCAGTGCCTCAAAGAGCTTTTCGTATTAGAGGAATTAAAGTAAAAATTCCAGGTGCAGGTGCTAATAGTTCTGGTACTCCTAGTGTTGATAATGCAACAGGCAGAATAGTTTATCCAGCCAACTATATATTTAATGGCACAATGCAAAATGCAGTTTGGTGTACCTGTCCTGCCATGATATTGCTTGATTTGTTAACCAATAAAAGATATGGGTTGGGAGATCATATTGCATCAGATCAATCTACTGATGCAAAAATGTATTCCAATATAGATTTATTTAGCTATGTACAAGCATCTAGATATGCCAACTTTTTATTAGTTGATCCTGTTGACGGTACAAGTGAAGCAAGGTTTAGTTGTAATACCGCTATTCAAGGAACAACTGAAGCATATACATTGATTAATGAGTTAGCAGGAATAATGAGAGCGTTTCCAATATGGCAAGCTGGTTCTATTACTGTTGCCCAAGATAGCCCAACAGATACAAGTTATTTATTTAGTTTATCTAATGTAACTGAAGCAGGATTTTCATATTCTGGTAGCAGCTTAAGACAAAGACATTCGGTAGTTAGCGTTAGTTATTTCAATATGGATTCCAGAGAAATAGATTATGAAGTATATGGCGATGATTCTACTGATCCAGTTCAAGCTGCAAGAATAGCTAAGTATGGAATTGTAAAGAAAACAGTAAAAGCATTTGGATGTACTTCCAGAAAACAAGCTAGAAGATTAGCAAAAGCTATTGTGTTTAGCGAAGAGCAAGAATCAGAAACAGTAACTTTTACAACTTCTATAGATGCAGGAGCAATAGTAAGACCTGGAAGTGTTATATCTGTAGCCGATCCAGTAAGAGGTGGAGAAAGAAGGTCAGGCAGAATAAAGTCTGCTACTACAACTACGATTACAGTGGATAATAATAAAGACTTAAGTGGATTTATTGGAAGTAATCCAAAATGTTTTGTTTTATTACCTGATGGAAAAGTAGAAGAAAAAACAACAACAAGTGTTAACCCTGGAGGTAATTCAATAATTACTTTATCTTCTGCGTTATCTCAAACTCCTGCTGCACAATCTATATGGACTTTATCAAGTGATCGGCTTGAACCTCAGTTGTTCAGAGTTATAAGCGTTGAAGAACAAGATGGAACGAATTTTGTAATTACTGGACTTAAATATATAGAAGGTAAATATAATAATATTGAATTAGGAGAACAATTACCTCCTAGAAATATTTCTCTATTAAGTGAACTTAAAGATCCTCCTAGTGGACTAGGTGCTCTTGAAAAAATTGTAACTATAAATAATCTTGCCGTATCAAAGATAATTCTTTCTTGGGAAGTAAGAACAGGTGTTAGTCAATATCTTGTTCAGTATAGATTTAACAATACAAACTGGAGAAGTGAGACAGTATTTAGACCTGATTTTGAAATAGTAAACAATGAAGCAGGTACTTATGAGATCCGTGTTTTTTCTTTTAATGCTGCCTTAAGATTATCTAACAGTGCCAGTACTATTACGTTTAATGCTGAAGGTAAAACTGAACCACCTGATGCTGTTCAAAATTTATCTTATGAACCTTTAACAAATAAATTAGTAAGACTTAGATGGGATTTAACAGTAAACCCAGATGTTTTACACGGTGGAAGAGTATATGTGAGACACAGTAGTAGAACTGATGGCAGTGGTACGTTCCAAAACTCTGTAGATTTAATTCCAGCTTTAGCAGGTAACAGTACAATGGCTGATGTTCCTGCATTGGAAGGAGAATATATTTTAAAGTTTCAAGATGATGGTGGTCGTTTTAGTCAAAATGCAACGAGTGTAATTATTGATTTACCTGATCTTATTGATAGCCAACGAATTTTAGTTGATAGAGAAGATACAGACCCAACGGCTTTTGGAGGAACTAAAACCAACGTATCTGTGGTAGGTGGTGCTTTACAGCTAACAAATCCAGCAACAAATTTAACTGGCACATACGATTTTGCAACAACTATAGATTTAGAAGCTATCTATGCTTTGAATTTACAAAGAACAATTCAAGCTATTGGATTTGCGGTAGGTGGTCAAACTATCACTGCAACTTATGTAAGGACAACAGCTACAATAAGCGGTCAATCTCAAACTGTGATTGAAATAACAAGTAATGGACATGGAAGATCAGTTGGTGATTATGTAAATTTTGTTGCTTTAGCTGGAGGAGCTACAAACGGTGTAAACAAAATAGTGGCTGTCACCACTAATACTTTTCAGTTTCTTGCTTCTGGAAGTGCAATTTCATCATCTAGTTGCACGTTTGCTTTTGTTAATACTATAGACGCTTTGATACCTGCTGGAACTTTATGGGATGATTACGCTACAGGCGGTAATTTTGATGGACCTGGAGTAGATGATGTGTCCGCATCTTTGGCAGTAAGAGTAACTCAAGATAATCCTGGTTCTGGATCTCCTACATATACAGATTTTCAAATATTTGCAAATGGTACTTATAAAGGACGTGGATTTAAATTTAGAGCAACATTAGAGTCAGAATCTTCAGCACATAATATTTCTGTTCAAGAATTAGGAATTATTGCCTCTTTTGAATCAAGAACAGAAAGAGCTTATATACATACAGATAACACAGTAAGAACTAGCCCTATTGATTCTGGTACTTCCTCTTCTGGTAAAACCGTAACATTTGCAAACCCATTCTTCACTGGAACGACATCTTTAGGAGGAGCTAATGCTTTTCCACCTTCAGTTGGAATTACAATAGTAGGTGCTTCAAGTGGCGACTACTTCGAGTTATCAAATGTATCAAGAACTGGTTTTACTATAAAAATTAAGAATGGTACAAGTTTTGTAGATAAACAATTTACTTTTCAAGCTGTCGGTTACGGTAAAGGGGTGTAATATGGAGGAAAGTATTTTTTAAATGTCCACATTTCAGAGAGGCGATAAAACTATAGCTAATGCTTCTGGACAGGTTGTTCGAGAAGACATGGAAGATACTTTAAAAGCTACTGCTGCTAATAATTTTGGACCTAGAAGTTCCGCAGGAACAATTTTACCAGCAGAGTTTATAGCTGATAATTCTACTACCCCTAAAAAGTTGTTAATAAGAGCAACAAGTGGTGGAGATCAAGCTGACCCTACCTCTGGTCAGGCAGCAACATTTTATGAAGTAGGTAATTTAGATGAAGCTAATTTAGGTCTTGTAAAGAAAGCAGGAGATACTTTTACAGGAGTTTTACAAGCAATAACTGGAGCGGTTGGAGCACCGTCCATTAATTTTGGAGACACTTCTACTGGATTATTTAAATCAACAACTAACGCTATTGGAATTTCTGCTGGTGGAGCAGAAAGAGCAACAGTAGATAGTACAGGTATTAGTATTAATAATCAAGGTGATTTACGACTTAAAGAAGCATCAGGTAATGGTTCAAATTATGTAGCATTACAGTCACCAGCTTCTTTATCATCAAATGTAAGTTTAACTTTACCTTCCACTGATGGAAATGACGGAGAGTTTTTACAGACAGATGGTTCTGGTAATTTAAGTTTTTCTGTAGTTCAGGGAGTTCCTAGTGGATCTGTTTTTGCTTTAGCAGGTACACAAACTGGTGTACCACCTGGTTACTTAGAGTGTGATGGTAGCTCAGTTAGTCGTTCTACATACGCAGCTTTATTTGCAGTTATTGGCACAACTTATGGATCAGCAAGTAACACTACTTTTAATGTGCCTAATTTAAGAGGCCAATTTATTAGAGGTGTAAACACCACTGGTTCTGGTACTGATGCAAATAGAAATATAGGTAGTTCTCAATCAGAGGACAACAAATCACATAATCACTCTATAAGTCTTTCTGGAACAACCAGTGAAAAGTCATTAACAGGTTCAATTTTAAAAATATCTGAAACATTTAATAGTGGAGGAGGTTCAGCATCAGGAGTCTTTACAAAAACTGGAGGAGTAAACGCAGCTAATACACCATCAAGAGTAGATAGTAGCCCTGCTGCTGGTGTTAATTTAGATGCTTCTCACGATCATACATTTTCTGCGTCTGGAACTTCTGGAGATCGGGGATCAGAAACAAGACCTAGTAACATAGCTATGATGTACATAATAAAAGTTTAATTATGGCAATCGAACCTGGCATATACAATTTTACGCTCCAACGAAGATCGGATCATACGATTCCGCTTATTTTTAAAGATTCCAATAATGCTGCAATAAATTTAACTGGATTTACAGTAGCAGCACAGGTTTGGGAGCAAACACGCACCACAAAGTATGCTGATTTTGCTGTTACCTACACTGATAGAAGTGCTGGATCTGTCAGTATTACTCTTACAGATGTACAAACTGCTACATTTACTCCTGATATTTTAAGATATGACGTTTTATTAGTTGATGGTGCAGGGTCTAAACAATATTATTTAGAAGGTACAATATATATGAGTGAGGGTTATACAACAACATGAGTTCAGTCAACATTACAACTGAAAGAAACACCGTCACCGTTAATGGTGATACCAATGTTGTTACAGTTGCAACTCAAGGTCCACAAGGTCCACAGTTTAGTACCACTGGAACAAACTTAAATGATTCCAACAAAGTCAACAATTCAGTAGTGTATTTTGATTCATCTAGTGGTACATTTAAAGCAGATCAAACTCGCACCGTTGAAAATCTCGTAGACGGAGGAAACTTTTAAATGGCAAACACCCTAAGAATTAAAAGATCTACTGGATCGTCAGCACCTACTTCACTAGCCAATGCAGAATTAGCATTTAGTGAAGGAACTGAAACCCTATTTGTTGGTAAGGGTACAGGTGGAGCAGGAGGTACCGCTACGAGCATTATAAAAATTGGTGGTATTGGTGGATTTTTTGATAAAGATACAGTAAGAAGTGCTAATGCAGTTTTATCTGGTCCTACGACTGGAAGTGACGCTGCACCTACATTTAGAGCATTAGTAGCTGCTGATATTCCTTCGATTGCACATACAAAAATATCTGACTTTGATACAGGAGTTAGAACAAATACTTTAAACCAGATGGCTGCTCCTACTGGTGCAGTTTCATTAAACTCTCAAAAGATAACAGGATTAGCAGATCCTACTGCTGATGCTGATGCTGCAAACAAAGGTTATGTAGATGGAGTCGCACAAGGATTAGATGTCAAAGATTCTGTGGTCGCCACAACTACTGCGAATGGCACATTATCTTCTGCGTTTGCTAATGGTCAATCTATAGATGGTGTTACTTTACAAACTGGTGATCGAATATTAATTAAGAACCAAACTACAGCATCACAGAATGGT